ACCATCTTGAATAAATCTAGTGGGATCTCGTTAAGAAATCTCGAGTGGTTCATCACCAACTACGCCAAAAAGAATAACACATCCTTCAAAACCAAAGATGGTAAACTTTTTACAGTCCACTGTGCCTATAAATCTAGCTTGGATGGATACAGTAAGAAACTGTTCGATCCATTTTGCAGAGCTGAGAAATTTACCTATCAGATCCCCGAATCATCTCAGGAAATTCAGACTACTCTCGCTCAACTGAATTTCATCAAATGGTGTATCAAGAATAACATCATCGACTATATCTATAACAACAAACAGAACTTGTTCACTAAATCATGTAATCAAAAACTTGTGACATGATACCATCTTTGATGCGGACAAAGTTCATCGTTTTAGCCAGAATATGAAAACGTCTATTATGCCAAGCATAGTTCCCAGTATTGCCAACCTCATGCTTACTGGAGAATAAGTTTCCGTGTAATATAGGTTCTTTCACAACGCTAAAATTGACGTGGCCCGATGGGTCACTCTCGTATGGATACAACGCGAAACTATAAGAATAGAATCTCCTCGTGATGGGTGTGTTCCTGTGATGGAGTCTCGGCTGAAGAATCCTTAAAAAGTGGGGTGATCCTGTGTGCTCATCCAAAATTTCTTCACCGTCAAGGGTGAGTGTCACGTAGTTGATGTGCTCGTATCTCAAAGCCGGGTCTATTTGAGTGACTCCATCTGAGATGATAGGTATTTCATTATAGTTTGAAGTTCCACCAAACGCGTTATTCTCCGTGTACAACACAAAGAAATACAGCTCCTGAACCAGGTTTGTGAAAGTCAGGCGAGTCTTAAATTCTGGTTTTTGATTCCCATCGTCTTCGTCCACCAACACATCATTATACTGTATTTGTGTAATCGCAAACTCATGTTCACGGTTCATGACTTTAATCTTCTCCACAGGATCCAAAAATACACACTCAGTAGATAATCTCAAATCATAGGGTTTATAGGTGACCAGGTCTTCCACATTGGCTCCAAGGAAACCCTCGAGATTTGGGGAACCCGCACTTTGTTTATTTACAATGCATATGCACTCCTCAACGTTGCGGAACTTCACCTCCACTTCAATCTCTTGTCTCGTCAGTGCGCAAACTGGTAGAGCGAGCTCTGGATGATTGTGAAAGTAAAACGGAATCTCTATACAAACATCCCCACCAAGCTGTCTAGGGTAAGGTCTCGTTTTTGAAATTCTACTATTCACTACGGCTGGGTGGGAACTCACATCTCTCATGGACAGGTCGAATAAGTTGACTTGTTTCGTAGTTGGGTATTCAAGTTCTGCGTACAGATCCAAATATTCGGTCGTGATGTGTTGTATAACCGTGCCACCGACAGAAAGGGTGATGTAGTCTATGAAATTACACGCTTCACCGTATATGTAGTCTCTTTCTACATCAACTCCATCAGCCAATACTATATCCGGCAAACTAAACATGAGGTTGACCCCTTTTAAAACATCACAGTGGTCATACGGTATATTGAACCTGTGTATTTCACCATACTCTACGTCTTTATCAGAAGGAATGTCGATAAATTGTAAAGAAAAGTTCGAATGCTTCTTGAAGTTTTCTTTAAAAAAGGTAAACTCGGGGTCTTGAGTCGTGTATAAGTCCAGAAGACCTTTAGACTCGAGTTGAATAGTCCCCGCCATACTAATATAAGACAATTAATAAAATTTTAAGCCAGCTAACCCAGAATCGAATGATAGAATGTTGTAGTTGATTGCGTATACACGGATCTGAGTCTCTTCGGACGAATACTCCCTCGTCTGCGGATTCTCCGGGAGATTCGTATCAACATATCTGTCCTGTTCCTTAAACTCGATGGTAAACTTTTGATGAATGATCCTGCTCATGTTCAACTGCCCTGTTGGATTACTGTCACCAGGATCAAGTGAGAAGGAATACATTCCAAATTGACTCTCACCGACATCCGGTATGTTCATATGATTTTTGAAAGGTTGGACGACTGATAAAAAGTGACCATTCTCTCTGAAGAAGATGACATTGTTCAAACACAACTCGACATTTTTTATCTGCCTAAACCTGTAATTGTTTCTCGTGTCGTTCGAGTTGGTATACATGGGCTCACCCAAAAATAAAAGTTCCTTCACGGGATGTTTGAAATCCAATAGAAACACCTTCTTGTTATTTCCTTCTTTCAGTCGCGTGTCGTGTTGTTGCACCTGTGTTATGAGATATTCCATGTGATTGTTTTGAAACGCCTTTCGCTCCATTTCTCCCAGATACACATGCTCCGTGGTCAAGAACATCTTACTGATAAACTTCTGTGTCGAGTCATCGATGGGGGGTAGGTTAGAGGCTGTCGACTTATAGGAGTAATACTTTTCCCTACTCACAAGTTTCACTCTGACCGTCACTTGCTGTTTAGTGAGTTTGCAAAGAGGAATCGCAGATTTGTTATCCCTTGTAAAGTAAAATGGCAACTCTAAAGAAAATTTAGTTGGATAGTAGCCTTCTAAGGTAGATCCTTCACCACCTCTATACAGTCCAATATCTTTGTGCTGTTCGGATGTGTCCAACTTGTTTCTGAGGTAGATGTATTCTCCAGAGATTCTGTCGATGACTTGTTCACCTATAGTCAACTCCGCGTATTCGATGAGCTTTGTGATCGGATTGGCGACCGTCGTCATGGCGTCGTAATCAGATCTCCACTCGACTGTCAAGGAGACGGAATTCAACAAATCACTTTTCGTGCTCGGTATTCTTACCGTCAGGATTTCACCAAAGTCTGGATTCCCTGTGAAGGGAATGTCACTAAAATCTATACCAAACGGCGTATGTTGCCTAAACGTGTATATAAAGTGTGAATAGTCTGGACATTTGGTGACCCATTCATCCTGAACACCTTTGACACAGAGGTACATTCTACTATTAAGTATCTTTTTTTTAATACTCAATTGTCATGAAACCTCTGGAGAAGTTGAACTTCTGTAACTCGAGATAATACAAGTTCAGCTCAAACTCACCAGAGAAGGGTTGATCATTGGCGGGGTCGGGTGATGCCCCAACTTCAGTTTGTGCAGCGTTCGGTAACAGTTTGTTTATTTCAAATTCAATCAAAGTCCTGTCAGAATTGAGATCCGCAAAGTCGAGGGTGCCAGTGGATTTTTCATGTAAGGGGTGGAGTGCGAAACTCTGAGTGTATATGTTGATCCTGTCGTCAGTCACACCCAAATCAAATTTGTAGGGAACCGCGTACTTGTAGTGCTCATGGCTCTCCATGAGGGTGTTTGGGAAACTTTCTCCATTCAGAAAGAAACGAGCCTTTTTCATTATTGGGGTGTTCCGTGTAATCATCGAGGCAGATAAACTTCCACCGCTCCATTGTAAGTCTTCTGCACGACTTCTCACAAATGTAACATACCTATGTGTCGCCTTCGTTTGCGTAGTAAATAGTTTGTCTCTGAAGAACCAATGGAAAGCTTTCACCTTCGATTTGGGTTCTAAATTTACTTTGAAGGTTGTATCAGATTCGGGGGTGGTCGTGAAAGATGTATGCTTCTTTAAAACGTTAACTAGGATTTCGTGATTTGCTTCTACCATATACAGCCTCTCCTCATGACTGAGTTTTATCTCCTCGCTTATCAACTGAAAATTATTGAGCTCTATTGTGGTCGGCGTATGCTCATTTTCTAACCCCTGCCACCAGCTCTGTGGATGAAACACGAGTTCAAACATGATCTTCTGTTTGTGAACCGCACACACAGGAAAGTAGTGACGGTCTTCGACTTCCTTGCGGAGCTCCGTCTTTCCATATTTGCGTGAAAAGAAGAATGAGAGTGGAACTATAAACCTGTTTGAATATTGATAACTGGAGGGGGCAGAGATACCGGGTGTAAACTCCTGTGACATGTTTTGAAGCACCAAGTTACCCTTCTTGGATTGTGGATCCAGGTATAGAGACTCGTGTATCATCTCCCAGTCGTCAGTGATTTCTTCAACCTTGATGTCATCTACATACATCGTAATACTTTTAAGAAATCCACGACCAAGTGGGGTGGTGTAGTTTACGTGCTCCGTTTCCTTGGCCGGTAAATCAATTTTTAAATAGAGATTTGTGAGCAAGTCTCCCATGTTCTTAGGATCATACTCAACTTTGACAGTCTGGTTGAACGGCCATCCAGCCGCGCGACCTGGATTAAGAACGTTTTTCGTCTTATGAAACTTTCTAAATTCTGAATGTTTCTTCACATCTTGGTAATTAAAAAAAGTTTTCTCTGGGTCTTTGGATAACAAGTAAGTGTCCTGTTTTCCAAAAGCTTTCAAGGAAAGATTAGCAGCTTCACCCATACTTACTATTGTTTACATATTTTTAATATCATTCCTCCACATGTCCAAAAACCCCATGGCTTGCAGTTGAGCGAGTTCCCTCTCCAGTTTATCAGATTCATCGATGAGAGCTTTGACTCGTTCTTCTGTGTAGTCGATTGTTTTAATGTGCAGGAGGTAATCGTATGAACTGTCAACCTTGGGGAATGTCTGACCGATTTCGTGTTCGAGATCCTTTTTCTTCTTCTTGAAGACAACGATGTCACCGTCAACCACCTTCTTGACGAATTGGGCGCGGTAGGAACAAATGTCTGACCTCTTCTTCGTGCTTTCAATCAGATACGCCTTACGCTTAATGTAATACTCCACACGGAGATCAATAAAATCAGACAAGATTGACTCGGCGTTTTCATACTTGCAGATACCCTTGGTGGGATGGAAAAGATGCATGTTCGTGTCTCGGATAGTCTTTTGAAGTTTGAGATCCTTCACAATGTCCTTACCAACGTATCCTTGGATGAGAAAGTCGACAGACTCTGTGGTGCTGTTATTTGTGAAACTTCCAATCATCTTCTTCTCGACGAGGCTGTCCAAGTATTCCTTATAGTCCTGAGTCCACCTTCCGGGAGGAAGCTCCGTGACCTTGACGGTAGTTCCCACGACCTGCCAAACACCTTCAGTAACCCATCCTCCGGTTTCATCCTCAAAAACACGACCCTTAAAACCCTTAAACCAAGGTTTCATTTTCTTGAGTTCCTTACCAGACGTGAAGAGTAGAATATTTTCCCTAATGTCGTCGGGATTGAAGGGGGGAACGTAGCAGCTGAATCCCGTCCCGATTCCTTCAGTTCCATTGACCAGCACAGTGGGAATGACCGGCATGTAGAACTCGGGTTCGATTGAGCGCCCATCATCATCGAGATACGTGAGAACAGCGTCATCCTTGGGATCGAAGATCTTCCGTGTGTCATTAGACAACCGTGTAAAAATATACCTCGTCTGAGACGCGTCCTTACCACCCATCAAACGAGTTCCAAACTGACCACAGGGTTCGAGAAGATTGATGTTGTTTGATCCAGTGTAGTCGTTCGCCAACTTGACGATGGTCTCGGCGAGAGAAACTTCACCATGGTGATACGCACTCTTCTCGGCCACATACGCCGCGAGTTGCGCGACTTTCATCTCGTCCCGCAAATTCTTCTGAAAACAGGAAAACATCACCTTACGCTGGGAAGGTTTGAGACCATCAGCCACATGTGCGATGGAGCGCTTGAGATCAGCGAGACTGAAATTGACTAGATCCTTGTGGACAAAGTCAGTGATGGCCAACTGCTTCACGTTGCCGTAAGCCACCTCCAGTTCACCCGCTTCCTTAGCGGTGCTCTCGAGAAGCCACGTCTTTCTCGCATCCGCTTTCTTCTTGTCAAACGCGAGGATGATGGACTCATCGGTCATGGTGTCCACATCAAATTTGACGGTGAGATCTTGAATCTTCTTGAAATATTCACGTGCCTC